GCATATACCAGTACAACCGACCACATTGGTTTGAGCGACCGTTCTAAAAGTCCTATGGAAGCTGTTAATGATATTATAGAATCATGGAATAAAAGAATGATAAAGGAAGGCATGAAAGATGGAAAAGCTGAAGACAGTCATAGCAAAGCTCGATGAAAAATCAAAAGGAACTAAGCAACGATACATAGTTGGCGATATACATAGCGAGGTATCTGGTGCTTTGTATTTATCAAAAGGTATAAAACTACCTTGTGAAATCACTATAGGATTTCTCGCCTACGGCAAACAGGAGGTGAAGTAATGATACTATCCATAACTCCTCATCCTTCTTGGGAAATAAAGGACTCATCAAAGCTTGACGACTATATCCGTTGTCCAAGATATTACTTTTATCACCACCTGCTTGGGTGGTCTGCAGATGGACCTGAGCATGATTTGATCTTTGGTGAAGCCTTCCATCATGCCAGAGAACACCAACTTCTATTTGGCTATCATGATGTTCAGGGAGCCTATGAAGCTTTTATCAAAGTATATAGAAAAGAATTCCCACCTGAAACTGATAACCTTTATATTCCCAAGGTGCCGGCTGCCATCCTTCATGCTCTTATGCAATTTGCTGAGTTATTCAAACGAGATTTGATTGACAATGAAGTGGTCGAACTTGATGGAGAAAAGATGACCGAAGTGGCTGGGACTGTTCCGGTAGATGAAAAGCGTGTTCTCCACTATCGCATGGACTCTATCATGAGACGTAAAGAAGATGGTATGATTTATAGTTGGGACCACAAGACTACATCAGGTAAGTGGATACATGATGCTAGGTGGGATAGAGATTTATTTCTCTCTATTCAAAACGGAACTTACACTCACTGCCTTTATTGTTTATTTCCTATCGAACAGGTTCTTGGTGTGGAATTTGATAAGACCGGATTTGAATATCTTAAAAAAGGAAGTGCCAATCGTCCTGCCGGCTATCATGTAACTACCAGACGTGTTCCAGCCTATAAAACTCCAGAGCAAATGAACACTTGGCTTTGGCTGGTTAATACCATACTGGATGAAATCGAGAGAGACATGGAATGTCTGTCTCACTGCACTGAAAGTGATGAAGTGCTTATGGCTTTTAGACAAAACCCAAAAGCCTGCTCTGATTATAGAGGATGCGAGTTCCATGACTATTGTCTAGCATGGCAAAACCCTCTTCGTTGTTGCTATGAACCGCCTCTTGGGTTCATCACGAGATTTTGGGATCCTATGGAAAGAGAGGCTACTGTAAAGAAAGATTTAAACTTTCAAATATAAGGAGTAATAAAATGGCTTACGATGCTGCTGCCGAACTGGCAAGAGTTAAAAAGTATTATGAAGGAGATAGGCTCCAAAAAAGATTTAGTGCCTTGGTTACTGGTGAAACTAATGCTGGTAAGACTTATTTATTAAGGACTGCACGTCTACCCGTTCACATAGATTCATTTGATCCTGGCGGAACTAAAGGCCTAAGGGATATGATAGCGTCCGGTGATATAGTTGTAGACACTCGCTATGAAGATGACGACCCTTTCGACCCTAAGGCATATGCTGAATGGAAAAGGAATACAGACATTAGATTTCAAATAGGATATTATAATCAGTTTGGAACATACTGTCTTGACTCAGCCACTACATTTGGAATAGCTATAATGAATTATGGCTTAGCCAACAAATCAAGGGCTGGTGAAGCTCCTCAAATGCGTGTCGACTACCAACCCCAGAAAATTGAGATGACAAACTATTTCAGAAAGCTGATGAACCTACCTTGCGATTTCATTCTTACCGGACATCTAAGGGAAATAAGAAAAGTTCTTTCTATTGACTCTAAGACTGGTGTGGTGAGAGAAGAAGTAAAATTCAGGTTCTATACCACTGGTCAGGCTGTTGTAACTATTCCTCTTCTATTTGATGAGATATATGTATTAATTGGACGGAACGACAGAGAAGGTGTCAAGCGTGAAATGTTAATAGACTCATTAGGTGAATACATAGCTCGTTCACGTTTGAAGTCTAAAGGGCTTCTTGGTGCTATCGAACCTCCCAATATTAAGGCTTTATTGAAAAAGGCCGGATTCGATTATCAGGACAAGCCGAAGATTCAAATGTAGATAATAACTTCAGTGGTATGTAGTCATGCAAATTTATGGAAAGGAGGTGTAAAAGAAAGAAAGAAGAGAAGCAGCAGAAGGAGTTGATACAGTAACAAACTAACAAAATTTTAAGGAGGAACAAAATGTTAATAGACTATAGTAAAATGGAAAACGAAATAGCTAATGTCTCTGAACCTACAGCTTTGAAAAAAGGCACCGAGGTTCGTGCCAGGATTATCTCTGTTCGCACAGGCGTGGTGGAGAAGGAGGGCAGCGAATACGAAGGTATTGGTTACTTCTCAGTTTCTTACGAAGCTGTTGACGAACCACTTGCGAAAGAGTTCAGCGACTTTTTCTGGGATTTGTCAGACAAAGATAAGCTCGCCCGAATATCTGAGAAGACGGCATTAGCTGCTATCAGAAAATTCAAAAACTTTGCCAATGCTTTTGGTCTGGACTACAGCCGACCCTTTGACCCTGAAGATGATCTGCCTGGAAAGACTGGTTGGCTTATTGTTGGTATTAAAAAGTCTGATGAATATGGAGATCAGAACACAGTGCAGAAATACATTATGACTCATACGGGAAGTGTTCCGAAGGCTGCAGACGAAGTTCCGTTTTAAGTTCGTTAAATAATTCAACGAACTAATCCAAACAGGCAGTGCACGAAAGTGTGTGAGGACAAAAGTAAGAATAACGTCTATGAATAGATTCACCCAAACTTACCACTGTCTTTTAATTCAAGGAGGTTAAAATATGGAAAGAGAAGAATTTAATAAATTGGTCAACAGAAGACTGGCCGAATGTAAAAGAGTCCTGGCATTAAAAGCTTTCGATTATGCAGATGATGAAGACAGACTTCACAATTTCAAGGCGGGAGCAGCTTTGAATCGTCAGACACCTATACAGTTTGCCTGGGAACTTGCCACGAAACATATCATAGCTATAGCCGATAAGATAGCAAACAGGGAATTAATGACTCCCGAATTCATCAAAGAGAAAATGGGAGATGTTATCAACTATATGCTTCTCATTGAAGCACTTAACGAAGAAGAGATAAACAAATAAAGGAGACAACGAAAATGACTTGCGACAACTACAACTGGGATGATTACTTTCACTCAATCTGTGCAGCCGTTGCAAGCAAGTCTCCATGCCTATCTCGTAAAATTGGAGCTGTCCTCGTGAGAGACCACTCTATCATATCGACTGGATATAACGGCCCTCCACGAGGAGTTCCACACTGTGGACGGTTAAGAAATATAAGTGATAAAATACTTGTCGACCTGATGACAGATGTTACATCCCAGTTAACAAGAGATACTGAATGTCCTCGTAAAATTTTAGGGTATAAGTCCGGAACTCACATGGAGATTTGTCCTGCTCAACACGCGGAAGTTAATGCAATATCTAATGCATCTCGTCTTGGAGTATCTGTTTTGGGCGCTACCTTATACATGAACTGTGTCATTCCCTGCAAAGATTGCTTTGGCACTTTAATCAATGCAGGAATAGCCGAAATAGTTGTAGATGACGTCGAAGTATATGACGTCTTTACACACTACTTGATAAAAAACTCTTCAATAAAAATCAGGAGATTCAAACTATGACAGACGACTACAAACCAAGATTTAGTTTTGAAATTACTGAGGAGCAGATGCTTCGTGCTAACAAACTGCTATCTCAATACGGATTGAGAAAGGCTATCTTTGGTAGAGTTCTTGATGATGTTTTAGACGCAATCGAAGTAGATGCAGGTATGGCTACTGGACTATTAATGTCCGAGAAGGTAGTTATGAAAGGGATTATGACTGCTTTGGCAGATAGGACTAGTGTTAAGAAAGGAAAAGACAATGGCTGACCTAAATTCCCTTGGATATAAATCAATTATAGATATGGAAACTGATGAGGCTATAGATACCCTTCGTCAGATACGTTTATCAAGACGTATTCCAGATAAGAAACCTAAGAAGGAAACAACTAAACAAACAACGAAAAAGATTTCAGAGAAGATTGACTCTGATATGGCTGCTGAGTTGCTTAATCTATTGAAAGGAGAAAAGAATGAACAAGATAATAGATAACACCAATCAAGATATCAAAGACGGATTACATAAAGATCTTGACACCGAGCTGAAGAATTCCCAGTATGTACCTGAGCGATTAATTAACAAGTTGAGAGAAATAATGCTGATTTTATTGGTTCTTTGGTTACTGGCAATAGCAGCAGGAGCTTGTATATTTTATGCCGAGCTTTTATGTCCTGATAGTTTTCTAGGTCTTGTGGCTGTCACTATTTTACTTCTGCTTCCGCCTGCAGAAATTATAATTAAACTATTACGATAATCAGGAGAAGGAAAATGA